AATTTAAAAACTGGAATATCATTATGTTTAGCATTTGCATTAATATTAGTTCAGCTCTTTTGGAAATCCTGATATTTATTAGTATATGATAACGGAATACCAAACTCAAAATCAACTGAATCCAGTATTGTGGGATGACAATGAAGAATTGCGCCCTAAATTACGTGTTGGTTTTATGAAAATTGCAAAAGCATTCCATAATTTTTTAGATATTGAATGTGATATTTTAGATGTTATAATTATTGGTAGTAGTGCCAATTATAATTGGACCGAACATAGTGATATTGATTTACATGTTGTAATTGACTTCGACACAATCAATTCCAATTGGCATCTAGTAAACAAATACCTCAGAGCTAAGAAAAGCATATGGAACGAAAATTATCCATTACAACTAAAAGGATTGCAAATTGAATTGTATGCTCAGGATATCAATGAAGTTTTTCATTCATCTGTAGGTAGTTATTCAGTATTGCATGGTAAGTGGATTAAAAAGCCAACACATGAACAAATATCAATCGAAGATGATTTAATTGCATCAAAAGCCGAACCATATGAATATGAGATTGAATCATTAAAGTCATCAGATCCTCATATGGAATCTAAAATACGCAAAATTAAAGAAAGATTGAAACACCTTCGCCAAACCGGATTAAATTCAGTCGGTGAATATTCAATTGAAAACATGGCCTTCAAATGGTTGCGCAACAAAGGGTTGCTAGCCAAGTTAGACGATTTAGAAAAAAATACAACAATGTCTGGATTAACAATGGAATCAGTAGTTCCAGATGATTCGTTAGCAGAGTCATTGGTAATGCATATCACCCGTAAAAATGTATTTGAACCAGTAGATTGGGATAATGTAATACAAAAAACGGATGCAGTCACAGACCCTAGAGGTCAATGGGATCATCCAGGTAAATGCACCATGATACCAACCACTGATGGTTCTATCACAATGCAAAATGTTCCTCACAAAGTTTTAGGAATTGATGATACTGGGTTTGCTCAAATAATGCATCCGGAACAATCATATCAGTTCCCAGGACGCAATGTGTTTGAAATACCACACACTGCACAATGGCAAACATTGTTATTACAAATAAAAAATAAACTACAAAATGGCACAAAATACCAGTAACGGTTTAGGCGACGATATCAAAAAGATAACATCGGCAATTAAACTAGATCAGTTAGCAAAACATATTGCTAAGATATTAGATGAAGATTGTGGTTGTGACGATAGACAAGCATGGCTCAATGATAAAACAAAAAATTGGCCAATGTATAATAAAAAGGATAAATAATGGCAATATTAAATAAAACTGGCATTCTTGACGGTGGAACAATACAATCAGAACACATTACAAGAACCATCGATGCATTAACAGGCATTAGCACGGACACAATCGTAGCAACCGGTTCATTTACTGGTTCATTGAATGGATCATTGATAGGAACAGCATCGTTTGCAACAACTGCATCATATGCATTGAATGCCGGAGGTGGTTCTAGTTTTCCATTTGTAGGAACAGCAGTAATTACCGGATCACTGATTGTGAGTGGATCTGCTAATGATGTAACAACGTTTACTAGAAATGCTACAATTAATGCTTCTAACACCACAGCAATAGCAGCTGCTAATATTACTATTGACGGTGATACTAGAATAACCGGCCGTGCTGGTGCTACCAATTGGCAAGCTGACGCTGCGTCAATATTAGATTGGCAACGAGCTGGTGAAGCATCAGATAACGGCCAATTTATTTTACCAATACAACCACCAACTGCACCACAGGTTGGCACAATTTATTTTGATCCAACTGCTAAAGAAATTGCAATTTGGGATGGCGGCGATTGGAACAGGTTTGGTCTAGTGTAAATTAATAAAATAATCATGATGCTACAATTGAATCCCACATTGCCAATTCAACGTGTTAGTGACGGAATGAGGGGATATGCATTTGTGCTTATTGATTATTCACAAGAACATGATTTATTATTTACATGTGCAATGGATAATGGAGAAATTTGGACATTATCAAATAAAGATATACGAGTACAAGAAAATATTAGTTTAGGACGTAAAACAAAGTAATATATGATTAAGTTAAAAAACATATTGATTGAAGCTACATTAGCTAATGATACTGACTTCCGTGAGTTAGTTAAAGGTTTTGAAGGCACAGGACCAGTCGATGCAAATAACAATCATTTAGCATATGATGATGCAAACCCATCACACGCCGCAAGACCAGGCCAACCTGTACGAGGAACATTGACAATTGGTTATGGAACTACCGCTACAGTTTTTCCTAAATTAAAGCCTGGATTAAAAATAACACCAGCACAAGCAGAGGATCTTTTAACTAAAGGTATCATCGAACATGAAGTAAAGGCTAGACGAATTGTACCAAAATATGATATGTATCCTAAATATGTACAGGGAGCTATTTTAAATGCAATATATCGAGGCGACCTAGGCCCTAAAACTGCAGCTGCAATGAATGCTGGGAAATGGTCTGATGCTGCTACAATGTATTTGCAACACAGGAATTATACTAATCCTAATGGTATGTCTGGAGTTGTTGCACGAATGAAATCTAATGCAGATGCATTTGCTAAATATGCAAAAGAATTATCCACTAAAAAAGCCGCACAATTCAATACTCAAACTAAAAAATCAAAACCAACCGGAGTTGATTGGATGGATAGAGCCTTAGAATCAGGATATTATGTTGTTAAACCGGGTGATCAACTTTTAAAGATTGCAATGGATCATGGATTAACATTGGATTATATCATGAACTTAAATGATTTAACTCATAGTGGAGATATACATCCAGGCGATAAACTAGCAATTCGTTAATTGGATTTTTAAATTGTAAATCATATAATATTAATATGAAACATAATTTAAAAGATGAAAATTTTATCACAGAAATATTAATTGCTTCCATTAATTTGTTAGCAACCAACAAATACACTTGGCCTGCAAAATGGACAGATGTAGATAAACAACAGTTCCTGCAGCAATGTTTGGAATATACCATCAAACACGAATTATACGAACAATCAGCAATATTACGAGATGTCGAAAAAACTATCAAAACCAAGTAATAAATGGCAAGTAATATTGCATGATGATGATCATAATACATTTGATGGTGTAGTTGATTATCTAATGGAAGTATGTGGTCATAGTTACATACAATCAGTTCAATGTGCCACATTAACACATCAAGCAAAAAAATGTAGCATATATGTAGATACATTGGATATGTGTAAAGAAGTCGAAGCAGAACTAACAGACTGTGGTTTAACCGTTACAATTAAAAAATATGAAAAAATTAAGTAGATGGATTCGCGGAGTCCGGGAAGCATTAGTTCACGCAACATATCATCGTGAATTAAAAAAAGCTGAATTAGCTCGAGAGAATTCAGATTTAAAATCATTCAAGAAACATGTATACCGAGCAGAAGATGCATGGAAAAAATTAGTATTAATTAGAGAAAACAACAAATAAGTTATGGGTAAAAAAGCCGCACACTCAGGGATGTCCCCTAAAGACCGTTCAATAAATTTAATGGATAAGTTTATTTCCAGAAATGCAAACCGAACAAAAGGTCAACCAGTATTACCAGGCCGTCGAAAAGATGCATCGATCCCAGTTAATCTGTGGCCATTAAAAGATCAAATTGAATATTGGGAAACCAGAACTCCGGAAGATCGTTTTGATGACGACTATTCTGCATATTCAACATGGTATGCTGAAGTTAAACATAAAAGTGGAGTATATCATCAAACGTTTCTAGATTTCACAAGCAAATTAAAACCATTAATGCGAGAAATGTGGGAGAAGAAAATGCTTCCTAGAACTGCTATATTAGAATTAAGAAAATACGGAGTATATTAATATGTCTGATCAGCCACAATATAAATACGTATATGGTCGTGGTAGGTCTGCTTTGCAACTATCTGAGACCGATATTAGGTATGCAATGGAGAATACAAAATCCAATGCTGCTGCAGCAGAGTTCTTAAAAGTTAGTTATGATAGTTTCCGTAAATATGCTTCCATGTATATTGATAGGGACACTGACAAAACATTGTTTGAACTACATAAAAATCAGGCTGGATACGGCATATCAAAAGATGTACAAAAGGCATCACAAGGTAAGTACTCAATTACGTCAATATTGGAAGGAAACTATCCAAAATACCCGGTATGGAAATTACGTAATCGATTATTGGTATTAGGAATATTTCCAGAAGAATGCAATGTTTGTGGTTATTGTGAACATCGAGTGACAGATGATACAGTTCCATTGTTATTGGATCATATGGATGGTGACATCACAAACCATCGTGTTGAAAATTTACAGATGCTTTGTTTGAATTGTTATTATCAAATGACTGGCAATTTAAAAGTAACATCAGCTGAAGCTGTATGGAACTACAATGCAATGGAAGAATAGTAACAACAGATATTTATTAATATGAAGTTAAAGGCATTGATTATTGAGGGTCGTTATGATAGTTTAGTTACTAAATTATCCAATGAACTATTAAGCGTAATTAAAAATAGTTATGCATCAGTAACCGATCCTAAGGGAATGTTCGCAGGACAAAAAATATATTTTAAACAAGGCGATCGTAGACCTAATATTGCAGATGAAGACCGATATAAAGAATCATATTTTAAAGAAGTCCGCAACAATGAAATACCATTAGAATTTTATACGTCTTTAAGAATACAATGGGTTGATGGATTAAATGATATAAT